AGAGCAGTATGAAGGAATGGGAACAGTCAATCAAGAAATACCAGACCCCTGGTGGGACTGATGGACTGGGAACTTGAACAAGAGAACCTTAGACTTCAAGATATGATTATTGTATACCAAGAACATATAGACATTTTAGAGAACGAGGTACAAACTCTTAAACAAGAGATCTTGTTTCTAAAAACACAACTTGAACATAAGACTATGGGTCCACCTGATCAGGGGTTTACCCATAAGAATAAATACAAATAGTGATATGAAAATTATGAAATGGTTGAAGAAGGAGTTTATGAAAACCCCTGGATATATGAGGGTAAACCTTTCACTTCTAATGATATTGGCGACTTCTTCGGTTTTGTCTACGTCATTACTAATTTGCAATCGGGCAGGAAATACATCGGAAGAAAGTATTTCTGGCAGAAAAGAAAGCCTAGAGGTGGCGGTAGACGGGTTACAAGTGAAAGTAACTGGAAAAAGTACTACGGAAGTAGTGGAGAACTTAAGCAAGATATTAATAATTGTGGACACAGTTCTTTTAAAAGAACCATCCTCTCCTTACACTCCACTGGAGGGAAGACAAACTTTGAAGAGACCAGACAACTCTTTCTCAACGATGTACTTACAGAGTCCTTGACAGATGGTACTCCTGCGTACTATAATAGCAACATACTAGGACGCTATTACCGCAAGGACTATGGATCTAAAAACTCAACGTGAAGAGATAGATAAATGGGTTATAAAACGGTTGAACGAACTAGTCCTTGAAGGACAGCACGAGGCCTGCATAGATCTGTATGATGAATTTCGTGAATGGATAGATGAACCAGAGATAATATCTGATATAATGACCATTTCCACAAACGATTTATAGAAAAATGATCCTTGTATTCATTATAGTAGGTTTACTATTCTTTGTTATGGGGTATGGTATTTACCTTACCTTCGGTCCTGGAAAAAATGATTTACGTGATCCTATTGACGAGCACGCTAAGATGCACGAGCTTGGTATAGCACACGGTCATACACCAAAGGGGATCGTTAAAAAATGAGGTTGACTCAAGAAGTTATTGATAAGATTGCTGTCCTAATGCAACATACCAAAATGAATGGTGATGTTAATTGGAAGGATGGTGATGAGATAGATGTTTGTTTAGGTGGACACTTCGCTGGTGATAAATTCATTAGTATAATCAATCGTACACGTAGTAACACAACTAAGAAATGAAAATTATTGCTGAAGGATGCGATAAGGCCGCAGCAGACAATAAGCAACTGCCTTATACAGCGTACCTTGTTGAGTATAAGAAAGACGACAAGATCACCTACGACATTGCTATTGCAGATAGTAGCGTGCATCTTTTTGATCATTACTACGACAAGTATAAGAAAAATTTCATAGGGTTTAAACAAGCAGGTGGATTAGCAAATCCAAAACTCTGGAACAACAAACAGAAACCATTACCACCTCCTAAAAAGAAGAAGTGACACTTGATTTATTCATTGAGGATGATTTTCTAGAACCTAGATTACATCAGAAAGCATTTGATTATGCGAGGAATAGAGGTGGTGCTAGATGGGGTGAGTTTGATAAGGATCCTACCCGTCCTACTGGACTAACTATTAATCCTGATAAAAGTGAGCCTATCTATCGTAAATTTGATGAGGTGTGTAGAGAGAAGTTTATATCATTGAGTGGGTTTGAACTTGTGAGGATGTATATAAATTGCTTTATGCCTTATGAGCAACCTTGTTGGCACGAAGATATAGATCCTAACATTAAAGGAATAGATGCTTATACTGTGCTATACTATCCTCAGTTAGAATATAATCTTGAGGAAGGAGGATGGACAGAGTTTATGGATGATGGTTTTGTGCACGGTAGTTTACCGTTATGTAATAGAGCTATAATGTTTGATGGTTCTTTAACTCATAGAGCACAACCATTTAGAAATACCATAAGATTCTCCTACGCACTTAAGTATGAATTGATTACTGATCCTAATCTGAAAATGATATGAAGTTATATTATTCTCCTTACTTTGAAGGTTCGCAGTCTGTTTGGGAGCATCCCTTACATCAAGATGTTGTTTATATACCTCCTCAACGTGTGTTGGAATATGATAAGAAACTGCACGAAGAACATATTTACTGGGATTGTCCTGCGTGGAAAAATTATTGGAATAATTCTTGGGTAGTTTTTAATCAAATTGATTTTAAATTTGAATGGGATAAAACGTTAGGTAAAATAACTAAGAAGTCATTTGGTGAACCTAAGACAGATTATATTAGACCTGAACAGATTCAAAATGATGGGTTAGTTTTTGGATTACCTCAACAGTTGCTTATATGGTTACCTAATAAAGAAAAGAACATATGGATTGAGATGATACCTTACACAAGATTATTTCATCAGACTGGACTTGAGTATCTTAGTTCAGAGTTTCCACTTAGTAGGTGGCATAAACAAATAGCACCTAGATTTAAAGCACACGCAACTACCATTTCTCTTAAACGTGGAGATCCTTTATATGTCATTAGATTTAAAGGTGGTGCTAATTATAGTTTACAACGTTGGAAAGACATAGATCCACCTGAATGGCTACGGGTAAAATTTCATCAACACAATAGTCTAGATTATTGGGTAAAAGATGCTGCTTGGAATTTGTTTAGGAGGGACACATAATGACTACTATACTATATCATCCTGTACATCAGACTGCTGAGGCTAATCAGAAAGCTTCTATAAAAGGTGAAGATCAGTCTGATCTATTACATCCGCTTACATTACCTGGGTATTATATAGAACCTGTTCCATACATAGAGTATGCTAAGGAGGAACATAAAGATTATAAGTATTATAATGATCCTTCTTGGAGGCATTATTGGGAAAATACTTATGTAGTATTCAATCAAAAAGATATCACATTCAGATGGGATAAAACTACTGGTGAAGTATTTGATACTAGTTTCGATATTAAAAATGCACAGGACTTTGTTTTTGTACAACAGGGTGGGTTAGCTAACCTTCCTAAGGTAGGAGATCAGTTTCAAGGTGTCTTGGTTATACAGTGGAATGAGAGTTTGATGTGTTGGCCGAAGAAACCTAATAAGAATCTTTGGATCGAAGTTATACCTTATCCTGATCTGCATCATAATACTGGTATGGAATTGATCGGTTGCGATTTTCCCTTGGGTAGATGGTATCGTGCTATTAATGGTGCTTATGCTTGTTACAAGACTGAGATTAATGTGGTACGTGGAACACCTTTGTATATGATTAGGTTCCGTGGTGGCAAAGATAATGTATATAAATTAGAGAGATCACGTGACATCAAACCACCGCATAAGGTACGACAATTATTCAGAGTATCTCAAGCGTTAAAGACTTGGTTACCAAAGAAATCTTGGGGTTTCATAAAAGATGATGTAGAAGAAAAGAAATGTCCGTTTAATTTTTTATTCAAATGATAACAATAAAGTGTTTGGCTTGCGGAAAAGAACTGACTAGCTATACAATAGAAACTAAATGTTGTGGATGTTCTAATATGACATCTATTACTGGTAATACTTTTACTGGTGAAGACCTTTCATTAATTGAAGTGGTGTCGCAAGATAAGTATAGTTCTAGTGATAATGGTGTCCTTTCTAATGAGGACAAGCAGTTTCAAGAGAACCGTAGGCAAAGAAAAATCAGGAGGATTAACTTTGAAACCAAGTGATACTAGTTGGCAAGAATATGGAATCTTAAAGTATCAAGGTGATAAAGAAACCGTTGATAAATTACGGCAAGCTTTATTAGATGCTGAGAAAGGTATATTCAGATTGTCTGATGCTCATCCTTCGGGTGGTAAACCTACACATAACTATCCTGATGATCATCTGACAGGTAGGATGACATATTATAATCTTGTTAATGATGAAGAGACTTGGCATTATTCAGGATATCCACTTATAAAAGAAGTAGTGGCTGATTTTTTGTCTTTAAAACCAGACGAAAGGATAGCAATAAAGTCTTGGGGAAATGTCCTTAGAGCACCTTACAAGATATTCCCTCACTTGCATTTCGGGATTCCCGACAATTGGTTTGAAAATAAAACGTCAGTATGTGGAAACATATTTTTGGGTTCTGAGGTATCAACGGCTACTACATATATTTTGAATGGTAAACAGGTAGATATACCTAATGTCTATGGTGAGTTAACTTTATTCCCACCTAATGTTCCTCACGCTGTACGTGAATATAAAGGAGATGGAGTACGAGTAAGTGCTGCCTTTGATTGTTTCGCTGTTAGTCGTGACGCTTCTACAGAAATAAAGGAAAACCCTATCACCATTAAAGGAGACAATTGGATATATTATACCCACCATTAGGACTCGAACAATCGTAATCCTAACTATGAATAACAATTTAAAACACGAAATTATGTGGTGGATGAGTAGACTTACAATA